AGACGGTCTGAAAAGGACGAGATAGAAATAAGCCCGTCTGGCCTTTGTGGCAAGCCTTTGCGGACCGATAGACGTAAAAACCAGTAAACGCGCCAGTAAACGCCCCTCCGGCCGCACACGGGGCATGTCCGGGGTTGCCCCGGACTCTCAAACGGGGCTACCACTCGTCCAGCCCCGTTCGGGGCGTCCCCCGCGCCTCTCCCCCGTCATCCCCTTGGGGGTGACATTTGTCCACGCCGCATCTTGCCGCCCGGCCCGCTAGTGTCCGGGCCATGTTGCGTCGCGCCCTCAATACCATCGCCCTGGCCCCCGGCGAGTCGCCGCAGTGGGTGCAGCTCCTGCCGGCCGGCACCTTCGCCGGCCGGGACGGGGCCGGCCCCTACCGCCTCGATGATCCCCAGGCCGTGATCACGGCTACCCTGGCCGCCGCCTCGGGGGCGGACCTCCCCATCGACTACGACCACCAGACCCTGTGGACCCGCGAAAACGGACAGCCTGCCGTGGCCGCCGGCTGGATCAAAGCCTATGAGGCCCGGCCGGACGGCGTGTGGGGGCGCGTGGAGTGGACGCCGGCAGCGGCCGCCAGACTCAAGGACCACGAGTACCGCTATCTGTCGCCCGTATTTTGGTTTTCGCCGGACGGAGCGGTGTCGCGCATCGAGTGCGCCGCCCTGACCAATACCCCCAACCTGGAGCTGGCGGCCGTGGCCAGCCGGCTCCCCAACCATGATGGAGGGGCAATGGACCTCAAACAGTTTTGCACGGCCCTGGCCGCCGCGCTGGGCCTGCCGGCCGACACGCCGCCGGACAGCCTGCTGGCCAAGGCCAAGGGATTGGTGGGCAAGGGCAAGACGCCGGCCGCCATGGCCAAGCGCCTGGGGCTGGCGGAGGATGCCGCGCCCGAGACCGTCGAGCAGGCCGTGACCGCCTGCCTGGACGCCATGGACGCCACGGCCAAGGTTCTGGGGCTGCCCGGACGGCCTATCAAGCCGGAAGCCCTGGCCGCCCACGCCAAGGAGTTGCTGGCCACGCATGGCCAGGCGCTGACGACGGACGCCCCCGATCCCACGAAATACGTCCCGGTCGAGCAGCTCCGGGCGGTCAACGACCGTCTGGGTGCCCTGGAAACCAAGATGGCCGGCGATGCGGCGACCAAAGCCGTCGAGGCGGCCATGGCCGCCGGCAAAGTCGTGCCGGCCACCAAGGAGTGGGCGCTGGCCTACGCCTCCAAGAATCTGCCGGAGTTCGAAGCGCTCATGAAGGTCGCCCCCGTGATCGTCAAGCCGGGGCGCGAAGGTCCGGCCGGTCAGTCGCCGCCGGCTAGTGGCGAGCTGGGGGAGGAGGATCTGGCCGTGTGCTCCCAGCTGGGGCTTTCCCATGATGCCTACAAAAAGCAGCAACAGCAGTTGCACAAGGAGGGAGCGTAAATGGCTGCCTTGACTGCCAACCGCGACACGCCGGAACGCGCCTGCCAGGTTTTTTCCATCCCGGCGGCTGCCGGCGTTGTGATCTATGCCGGAGCCCTGGTGGCGCTCAGTGCCACCGGCTATGCCCAGCCGGCCGCCACGGCCGTGGGGTTGCGCGGCCTGGGCCGGGCCAAGGATCGCGTGGACAATGCCACCGGCGCGGCCGGCGCCGTCTCCGTCACCGTCGAGCGCGGCACCTTCCGTTACGCCAATGACGGCACCGTCACCCATGCCCATATCGGCGCGTCGGCCTACGCCGTCGACGACCAAACCGTGGCCCCGGACAGCGGGACCAATACCCGCTCGGCCGTGGGCATCATCCGCGATGTGGATGCCGTGGGCGTCTGGGTCGAGTTCTAAGGAGCAGCTCCATGATCATCACCTCGCAAGCCCTGACGGCCATGTTCACCGGTTTCCAGGCCGTCTTCCAGCAGGCCTTCGACGGCGCGCCCAGCGACTATGCCAAAATCGCCATGACCATTCCGTCCGCCACGCGCCAGGAGCGGTATGGCTGGCTGGGCACGGTGACCAGATTCCGCGAATGGCTGGGGGACAGGGTCATTCAGAACCTGGCCACGCATGATTTCACCATCGTCAACAAGGACTTCGAAAACACCATCGGCGTGGACCGCAACGACATCGCGGACGATACGCTGGGTGTCTACACCCCCATGCTGGCCCAGCTCGGCATGGATGCCAAGAGTCACCCCGACGAGCTGGTGTTCCTGCTGCTGGCCAACGGTTTCACCGGGCTGTGCTACGATGGCCAGTATTTCTTCGATACCGACCACCCCGTCATGGGCAGCAACGGCCAGATGTCGTCCGTGTCCAACTTCGCCGGAGGCGCCGGCACCCCCTGGTATCTGCTGGACGTGTCCCGGGCCATCAAACCCATCATTTTCCAGCAGAGGCAGGCCTACAAGTTCGTTGCCATGGACCGGGTCGACGATGAGAGCGTGTTTACCCGCAAGCTCTTCCGCTACGGCGTGGATGCCCGGGTCAACGTCGGTTTCGGTCTCTGGCAGCTCGCCTATGCCTCGAAGCAGGAGCTGTCCCTGGACAACTTCGGCGCTGCCTATGCGGCCCACATGGCGCTTAAAGGCGACAACGGCCGTCCGCTGGGCATCCGGCCGTCCCTGCTCGTGGTGCCCCCGACTCTGCGCGACGCCGCTCTGACTATCACCAAGGCCGACATCATCAACAACACCACCAACGTGCAGCGTGGCAGCGTGGACGTGCTCGTTACGCCCTGGCTGGCCTAACGGAGGGGCGTCATGCGCATCTTGATGATGGCCGACAGGATTTGTGTCGAGAAGGGGGCGGTGACCGTGTCCCCCTGCTCGCCACTTGAGGTCAAACTCCCGGGGGGAGCGGCCTCGTGGGATATGATTACGGACGGGGGAACCTTGAAGATGCTGCCTCGTGATCATGAAACGATCTGCGAGGTCATGCGTCTGCTGCGGCCGGGTGGCCTGTATGCCCTTGAGATTACCGAGGTCGAGACCAAGCCCGTCAACGAGGATGAGGAGTAACCGATGTCCAAGATCATCCGCATCACTGCGAAAAAGGACGGCTTCCGCCGGGGGGGCCTGGCCCACCCGGCCCGGGCCGTGGAATATCCGGCCGAGAAGTTTTCGGCCGGCGAACTGGAGGCGCTCCGGACCGAGCCCATGCTTGTGGTCCAGGAACTGGATGTCCCGGACCCGGCCGCGCCCGCCGAAAATGGCGAGAAGGGCAAAGAGGCCGGCGACGGCGGCAAACCCAAGACCGGCAAGTAGACTCAAGGCGATAGGGAGGCAGGGCGATGTACGTGGATAAGGCCGGCATGGTCGCACGCTACGGCGAGGCCAAGTTGATCCAGCTGACGGACCGGGGCACGCCCGCGACCGGGGCTATCGTGGATGCGGTCCTGGAGGCGGCCCTGGCCGACGCGGCCGCGACCATCCACGGCTATGCCCGGTCGGCCGGCTATGCCGTGCCGTTTGCTCCGGTTCCGGACATGGTGGCCGGCTGGCAGGCGGCCATCGCCCTCTATTGCCTCTACCGAGACGACGCCACGGACAAGGCCACGGCGGATTGGCAAGCGGCCATCGCCCAGCTCAAGGACTTGGCGGCCGGTCGGATCGTCTTGCAGGCGGCCGGGGCCGTTGCTCCGGCGCCGGCCGAGGGCGCGACCATCCTGTACGACGCGCCCGGCCGGATCATGACCGGGCACAGCCTGGAGGGCTTTTAGCAGTGGCCGGTGGCATCTCCATCCGGGTGGAGGACGCCCAGGTCCGCGCCGCCCTGGATGCCCTGGCTGCCCGGCTGTCCGATATGTCGGACGCCATGGACGCCATCGGCAGCCGGCTGCGCAACATGGCCCGGCTGGGGTTTGTCGCGCAAAAGGCCCCGGACGGCAGCCCCTGGCGGCCGCTGGCTACGGCCACCATCCTGCGCCGGCAGAAGACCGGGCACTGGCCCGGGCCGATCCTGCGCGTCAACGGTAATCTGTACAACTCGCTCAACTACAAGCCCGGCCCCACCTCCGTGGAGATCGGGGCGGGCTGGGGCGCATCCGCTGCCTATGCGGCCATCCAGCAATTGGGCGGCCCGGCCGGTCGCGGCCACAAGGTGATGCTCCCGGCCCGGCCGTATCTGCCCATGCCCGGGCCGTTGCCGGACGCCTGGATCGCCACCTGCCTGGACGTCATCAACGCCAAGCTCCAGGAGGCTGCCTGATGCCCGGCCGGACCATTGTCGACATCGAAGACGCCCTGCTGGCCACGCTGGCCCCGCTCAAGACTGCGCCGGGTGTGCGCCAGCTCGGCCCCTACAACGGCGATCTCGACCCGGAGCGGTTTACGGCCGCCATCCAGCAATGGCCGGCCGTGCTCTGCTTCTACACGGGCTCGACCTTCGAGGATCACGGCCAGCGCCGGGCCGAGACCATGGAGTGGATGCTCTTTTGCTGCGCCCGACATGAGGCGGACCAGGCGCAGGCGCGCCGGGGCGGCGCAACCACTCCCGGCACGTATGCGTTGCTG